TGATGCAAACCGCACCTACGTGGCTTCGATGAAGGACCTCACCGGGAGCCTCTCCGGCTTCTGGGATGCGGCCGACGACAAGCTGTTCCTGGCCGCGGACTCGGTCGACGGCATCAAGCTGTATCTCTACCCGACCAAGAACGTGCCGACGAAGTACTGGTACGGCCCGGCCTGGCTCGATGCCTCGATTGAAGTGGACATCGCGGGCGCGGTGACGATGGAAGGCTCGTTCAACGCCAACGGCTCGTGGGGCCGCCTGTGAAGATTGCCGGCGTCGTCGCCGAGGTGCGCTGGGTCTACTACACGGCGGCCACGCTCGGCCGGTGGGAACTCGACGCAGGCACGTTGCACGCGCGGATGGTGTCCGCGGATGCGTACCGCCTGGCGCAGCGGCCGCTGACGCTGGTGATTCCGAAACAAGGCCGGCCGTGGGAGTGGCCGATCACGGACCTCGCCGTGGTCGGCGAGCATCTCACCGCGCACGTCACCGTCACCGATCAGGTTCCCGTATGAGCCGCTGTCGCTTTGTCCAACCGAAGATTGTGCGCCTGCCGCTGAGCGAGGGCCAGTGGATCGACGTCAAGCGGGAACTGTCGTACGGCGAGCAGACCGACATGTTCGCGTCGATGCGCAAGCAGTTCGGCGCCGGCACGGTGCCGGTGCTGGACGCCACGCAAATCGGCCGGGCGCGCATGGGCACGTATCTGCTCGCCTGGTCGTTCGTCGATGCGGAGGGCACGCCGGTGCCGGTGAGCCTGCCGGCGATCAACAACCTTGACACCGAGACGGCGCGCGAGATCACCGCGGCGCTCGAGGCGCACGAGGAAGCGATTGAGCAGGAAAAAAAACGGTTGACCGCCGCCGCCTCCGCAACGAGCTCGTAATGTGCCGCTACATGGGCTGGACGCTCGAAGACTTGCGCCGGCTGGCGCCGGAGGAAGTCGAGGAAGTGATCCAGTTGATCACCGCGGAGCGCGACCCTGATGGCCGTTAACGCCACGTTCAAAGCGGACTTTTCCAACTTCCTCCAGGCGATCGACCAGGCCGAGATTGCGCTGGTGGATTTCGGCAAGGGCGCGAGCACGGTTGAAAAGCAACTCAATCGGATGGTTGACAACTTCAGCGGCCGGAAGCTGATTCAGGAAGCCTCGCTGCTGACCATCGCGGTGGAAAAAGCCGGCGGCGTCGCCGCGCTGACCGCGAAAGAACTGCAGGTGGTCGGCGCTAAAGCGAACGAGGCCGCCGAGAAAATGCAGAAACTCGGCTATGAGGTGCCGAAAGGGTTGCAGGATCTCGCCGATGCGACGAAGAAAGTCGAAAGCGGGATGTCGGGGATGAGCAGCGCCGCGGCGAGTTTCGTCGGGAACCTGGCGGCGATGGCCGCGCAATTCGTGATCAGCCATGCCCTGGAGTTCGGCAAGGCCATCCTCGAGGATGCGTCCACCCTGAAAGACCTGAGCCGGCAGACGCAAATCTCGACCGATGAACTCCAGGTCCTCGCGAACGCGATGGCCGATTCCGGGGTGGATGCCGAGGAACTCGGCCGCGGCATGTTTAATCTGAGTAAGCGCATCGCCAAAGGCGATGACTCCGTCGCCGCGGCGCTGCAGACCATGGGCCTCTCGCTCGATGAAGTGCGGAGCCAGGAGGGGCAGGAACTGTTTCTCACGATCGAGAAAGGGCTGGCCAAGCTCCAAGGGTCGTTGCGGGATGAAACCGCGGCGACGTTGTTCGGCGACAAGCTCGGCATGGCGATGGCGGGGGCCTCGACCGACATTGAGAGCACGATGGCCAGCGCGCAGCAGCTCAATCAGGTGTTGTCCTCGGAAAGCATCGACGCGCTCGACACCTTCGGCGAGTCGATCGAGAAGGCGACGCACAGCCTGTCGTTGATCGCGGCCCAAATGGTGGGCCCGGTCGCGCAAGGCTTCAACGTCGTCGTCGACGCGGCCATGCAGGGGGCGTCGAAGTGGGAGATCTTCAAGGCGATGCTGGCCGACGCCGCGGCGAGCGTGATGCCAGGCGCCGGGAGCAGTGCGACCAATCTCGCGACGCTGCTCGACCATCTGAACCAGCAAACCGCGGCGAACGAGGCCGCGACGAAAGCGGCGACGGTCGCAACCGCGGCCTGGCAAGGCCCGATCAATCAAACGGCCTCGGCACTCAAAAAAGCCGAAGCCGCGGCCAAAGCCGCCTCGGATGCCCTGAAGCCCTACCAGGCGGCGCAGGAGGCCATCAGCCTCGCCGGCACGGGATGGGTCAAGATCCTCGACACGATCAACGGCACGGTGGTCGAGGGGATCAAGTACTACCTGGACCTGGGCGTCTCACAAAAGGACTTAGCGGCGCTCTACGGCGTCAGTGAAACCCAGGTCAAAGCCGTGGCCGCGGCGATGAAAAACGACGAGGCGGCGACACAGATGGCGACGGACGCCAAGAAACGCCACGCCGAGATCCAGGCGATCATGTTGAAGGCGACCAACGACACGGTGGTCGCCAAACTCCAAGAGACCCAAGCCCTGAAAGCTGCCGCCGATGCGGAACTCGCCGCGGCGCTCCAGGCCGAGGAGTGGTGGTCGAAGAAAACCGAAGCCAAGAAAAAGGATACCAAGGCGACGGAGGAGGCGACCAAGGCCACCGGCGTCTACATGAACCAGCTCCATATGCTGGTCGACGATCCGAAGCTCGCCGCGTTCTTCGGCGGCAATCCCGTGGCGACCACGCTCTATAGCGGGGGCCACGGCGGGCTCACGCCGGAAGAGGCCGCCTCCATGGCCGCGGGCATCTTCATCAATGCCGCGGTCGGCGGCGAAAAATTCTGGGGCACCTCAGGCCGGTGGGGCGGCGGCGGCTATCCCGGTCGCGCCGGCGGCGGCCCGGTCTCGGCCGGTCAACCCTACATGGTCGGTGAGCAAGGCCCCGAACTCTTCGTGCCGAGTCACAGCGGCCGCATTGCTGCGAACGGCGGCGGCCTGACCGTCGTCAATACGTTCCACGTCAACGGCACCGCGCAGGATGTCGCCCGCCAGATTGCCGACGTCCTCAACCGCCAGGTCATGCAAGGGCGCAAGCTCTCAGGCAGCTGATGCCCTATCAACCCGCGCTCCTTGGCACCGCCCGCCTGAATAACTTCCGGCTGAACTATCTGCCGGCCGGCGTCGCCCCGATCCGCGAAACGCGCATCCTGATCTACCTCGATGGCGTGCTCGTTCGCGACCGGGTGCGGCGGGGCAGTGTGACGATTCACGACGTGCTCAACGATGTGCCGAACACCTGCCAGTTTGCGATCGGCGGCACGCCGGCGCCGGAACCCGGCATGCAAGTGCGCATCACGATCAACACCAACAGTCCGCGGCTGCTGTTCAACGGCACGCTCGAAACGGCGGCGCTGACCTACCAAGGGAAGCCGGCCAACACCGTCTATGCCTGCAGCGCGACCGACGACACGATGCGGGCGGACAACCGGCGCCCGTTTGCCTATTACCAGACGGTGTCGGCCTCGACCGTCGTCACCGATCTGGTGGCGCGGTTTGCGCCGGGCCTGACCGCGACGCATGTGCAAGCGGACCTGCCCGCGGTCACCGTGGCGTTCGATGGCACCGAAGGCTTCAACGGCTGCCTGCGCGCCATTGCGAAAATTGTCGGCGCGTATTTCTATTGGGAAGACGGCGCGCTGCATTTCTTCCTCGACGAACCCACCCAGGCGCCGGACCCGTTGACGCCAACGACGCCGACGCTGTCCCTCGAGCCGCCGATCGCCTCGACCGTGGACGACTCGCAAATCCGCACGCGCGTCTATGGGCGCGGATGGGGGACCACGTTGCTGGCGGATCTGGCCGCGGGTGAATCGACGCTGCCGGTCGCGAATAGCACGCTCTTTACCGCCGGCGGCGGGGCGGTGATTGTCAGTCGCACCGCCGATGGCTCGCCCACCGATCGCCTGGCGTATACCAGTCTCATCACGGACGGGCCGGGTACGATCGTCGGGCCGGGCGTCACCCCCACGGTGGCGCCGGTGGCGACCGCGGTGGCGGGGGCCGGCCTCGGGCTCGGCACGTATCGCTATGCGTTTACGTTCGTCACCGCCAGTGGGGAATCGTTGCCGAGTCCGGTCGGCATCGTGGCGACGAGCGGCGGTGTCGTCAATCCGACCGGGAGTGTCACCGTCCGCAATGATCCGACCGGCAGCCCCTTCTATCCGTATATCAGTGGGGCCATGCCGATCGGGGAACTCCAGTACTACAACTACTCCTACAGCACGAAGGCGAGTTATGTCGACACGTCTGAGATGACGCTGATCTCGCCGAACTATCCGCCAGTCCTGACCACGGTCAGTAATAACGATCCGCTGAATCCGAGCGCCGCCGCGAATGTGGTGGTGACGATTCCCTGTTCGCCGGACCCGCGCGTGAAGACGATTTGGGTCTGGCAATGGACGTTTGCCGGCGGTAGTGTCTGGCGCGCCTACGAGGCGCTCGATAACATTGTTGGGACCGGGGTCGTCACGATTCGCGCGGCGACCACGGTCACGACGACCGCGACCCAGCCGTCCGCGAACACGACGCCGGGCGCGCAAGCGGTGACCATCGCGGGCATCGCGCTGGGGCCGAGTGCGACGACGGCGCGCAAGCTCTATCGCACGCCCGTGAATGGCAGCGCGCTGAAGCTGCAGCAGACGATCGCGAACAACACCGCGACGACCGCGGCGACCGATACGACCGCGGATGGCAGTCTCGGCGCCACGGCGCCCGCCGGCGATACGTCGGGCCTCCAGCAACCCTCGGGCAGTGTGCTGCCGGGCTCCACGTCGATCCTGACGACGGGCGGCGCGCTGCCGGCGGCGGGCTGGATGCTGACAACGGGCGGGGCGGTGATTCGCTATACCGGCATCAGCGGCAACACCTTGACGGGTGTCCCGGCGACCGGCTCGGGCGCCATCCTCACGGCGATTTCCTACGGCTCGGCGCTGGTGCCGGCGCCGGCGCTTGTGGGCGTGACGGGCAACACGATGGCGCTGCCCCGCGGCGCCCGCGTCCATATCTTCGTGCAACGCGATGACCCGGTGGCGCAGGCGGCGGCGGCGGCGCGGGAGAGCACGGCGACGTATACCGCGGACGGCATCCATGAACATCTGATCGTGGATGAACGGCGGGCGGAAGCCTCGCTCACGGCGCGCTGCAATGCCGACCTCGCGCTGTTCTCGGCGCCGCTGGCGACGGTGTCGTATGCCTCCCGCGATGTGAAGACGAAGAG